ATATCAAATTAAAAGAAAAGCGGAGACTTTTCACAATATCAAAACCCTATTTTTCTCAACGCCGCACATCCGAAACTGTGAAGCACGACAAGTTAACTTGTCTTTGAAAACTAGGATTTTGATAAAGTGAGGTCTCCGCTTTAAGCTAATTTTTATTTTAGAACAATGTCGCGTTACTAAGACCGGCTATATCTAGAGCCCCACGACGATTATTGAGCCCCATATCAGCGGCTTGTTGTACTGAGTAAGCACCAGTGGTACCATCAGATACGTTAAGGTGAGAGAGTTTAATCGCACCATCTCCGCCTTGAGCTGCGGGAATGAATTGATTGGCTCCGCCTCTCCAAGATTTAATAGCAGAAGCTTTGAATGAAAGATCATCAGTAACTATCCAGTTCTGGTGATCAAGTTTCCATTGCGAAGACTCCATCCAAATCCCACCAATTACTGTGATAACCCAATCCGATTCCTGGGCACCTTGGCGGTCGTAGATCCATATATCAAATGGAGCGGCTTGCGAATGAATATGTGTATATTCTTGACCAAAAGCTTCAATACCGCGCAAACGCGAATATCTGACGCGTTGACAAGATCCGCTGATTTTTACAGAAGTGTTACGAACAGTGTTCAAAACACCGTCGGTTCCAATTTCTGTAACTTGCTCAACACCACCTTGTTCATGGATAGACATCGTTTGCAATGCACCGACCGTAATCCCCTTATCGTTTTTGATAAGATAGTGAACGGAAAGGGATGTTGATATTTTATTGGTACCGTCTGAATTAGTTAGAATAGAACCTGTGTAAGGGTATTGTGCCATAGTGTTCCTTAGCTGATGACGCCAACAGCGATGTTAATATAGATCCAATTTATGCCATAGCTGGGCTGCACTCTTACAGACACATTCCATTGTCTTGGTTCTACCTTGTCTTTTGAAACAGATAGTTCGTCGTAATTTGTAATCCAACCATTGCTTACATAAGTATCCATGGCACTTACTGCTACAACGTTAAGATCTGTTCTCGTCTCTTTCTTTTCGGCGGTTCCAATAAATGGTTGAAATACAGAGCGAATGGACTTGGAGATAAGGTCGCGAATCAATACGATCGAAATCTCTTCCTCTTCTGGCGCTCCAGATTGTGTAGTCGTTTTACCCCAAACCACACGACCACCACTTGATCCTGCGGGTTGAAGCACACATGCTCCGGCTGCCATCAATCTTTCGATATCATCTGGCGTAAGCCTACGACTCTCAGGAATAGTAAATCCTACCAAAGTCTTATTTGTAAGAGGTTCCTGAATCTGATTCTGCGCACATAGATAACCAGCCATAGCCGCACCAGCGAAATATCCATCTATCGTGGTGAGAGTTGCCGTATCATTCATGACCTTGTTGATCATGTCAGGGTAAACATAAACACAGCGATATAGACTTCCGTAAGAATCGGATATCGAATAGTTGGATAGGTCTTCAGCCACATGGATTACGTTAGAAATATTTCCTTGAATTCCTTCAAGTCTACCAATATCCTCTACCGCTACCGATGTTGCAGGAGATCCTGTTACGTTATCTACCAAAAGACCCTGAATAGCTCCTATGATTGGCAATCGCTCTTTACGATATCGAATACCTGACATTTTGGCACAATGTTGGATATTGGCTTGGAAGATATTTGTAATCGTTGCATTGGGAAGAGCGACAACAACATCACAATCTACTTTTTCAAGAGAAGTAAAAGCTTTTGTCCAATCCGGGTCAAAGAATGTAGCGCTTTGTGCAGAAACAACTTTAACACTTAGCCCTTGACCATCAGCAGCAATACTTCTATTGACAAGAACATACCAAGACATGGCAGATGGAGCAGGATCTAGAATCTCAAAACGAAGACCAGATTCTGTTACCAATGTCTTCTGAAGAGTAAGAACACCAGTTGCAATTCCTGTAATATCATACGTACCCAAGTTACCGCTGGACTCATTAAGAATCTTGACTTGAGTCGGAGGATTAGTTGGATTAGCAAGATTATAAGCCGCAATATTTGCAACAATTGTTGGGCTTGTAAAAGTTGCAGTATCCAATACCGGAGCAGTAAACGTACCGTCTGGTGAACTTCCCGAGTTCGACAACGAAGCTATAACTGCGCCAGATCCATCAAGAACTTGGAATGACGATATAAGAGCTGCCGTAGTTGTTCCAGGTAGATTTGCACCAGTTGCTATAAATGGAGCAAAACTAAACGGAGCCGCTGTCATCGGCGCCTGAAATTGATTTGTCAAGTCAATAACCACTTTTCCACCAACAACGGACTGAATGAGGAAAGATCCTATTGCATAACCCGGAATCGGTAGGTTTTTATTGGCTACGTTTTTCGAATCAACGATATTGATCCATTTGCCAACATACGATGCATCAAAGAATACCGAAGGACTCGAGAAAGCACCCTGATAACCGGTACCCATACTCTTACGAGTCATAGTTCCATCAAATGCAAAATCTGTTGTCCCAACTCTTTGACCTAAAGTATAGCTATAGTCATAAGTAGTTGTTGAAGTTACAAATCCCAACATCGCCGTGGTATTTGAAAAATCAATTGGAGTATCCGTTGTTGAATGCGGATACTTATTTGGCAAAATCTGATATGTGCTACTGGTCGTATTATCAGTTATGAAAAAGTGAATGTCTGAAGCCGGATCCGGAACAAAATTCTGAGGAAGCGGAAACAAAAAGTCTTCAAGACTCACGGGAGCAGTTGTAGCTGGATTCAATACGTTATGCATTGCGTCAGTTAGTGTAACTGGTGTTCGTGCTGGAATTGGAGGAGCAGCTTGTACCGTATATACAGATGAAGCTCCATTTTGGAACGCCAACTGACAACCCAACGACAACGTATTCTCTACACCGGCAGTACCATGGTATTTTTGAATGTCATTGAGATTGTCGTAGATGATGGGCGTATTAATAAACGATTGTGGAATACACTTGGCAATTAGAGAATCGCCTGCTCCCAAAATCATCGACTTCGTATAAATTACGAATTGATCACCTGGCTCAAAGACAACCGAACCTTCGATAATATCAAAAGCGATGACACCGTTATTTGTAGTTGTTGTCGGAATTGTACCAGAGGTATATACTTTCCATGTATAAGGATTTCCAGCCGCATCCAATTTTTGACCAGAAATGGAACCAATCGCTGTGAATTTTGCCGTACCCAAAATCCCGCCACCCGAATTGCGACGAACTTCAATACAACGAATATACCAAGTCTCTTCTGGAGCATGAGCATCCAAAAGCACTGGGTTTACAATGACAGCGCCTTTGTTAGCATTTGGGTCGATATACTGAACGCTAAAATAAGAACCGCCCTGATCCAGTATCGATGATTGTTGTAGTAAAACCTGACCGGTAAGAGGATCAAAAGCACAATCGTATTTAAACGAGAAAACAGTAGCTGGAGTTATGGTTTGCTCAATCACCTTAAGTGGTACGCTGTTGCGAAGGATTTGAGTAACACCCGGAACAAAAGGAGCTTTAATATCACCATCTTGCAAAAGAAAGTGACGACCATCCTTGGTGGTTAGATTTTTATAATTAACGTCAAGACCGTCTTTTCCTTGCCCAATTGCATTGATAACAATAGGAGCTTCAGTAAGACCCTCACCAATAATAGCGGCTATTCTAGGAGCTGTGGCACCTGCGACACCACGCGGTATTGTTTTTGTCTCAGTATAAACTCCGGGTGAAAAAGATTGTCCGCCTGGTATATTTGCTGCCATGAATTTTCCTTTATTTTCTATCCAAAATAATGCGTTTTATGTTATTGATGCCGCTTCTTACAAATATCGCAGGATATGCTATCAATCCCTATTTATTATCTTGTTTCTACATTCACTGTAAGAGTTCCTGGCAAAATATATTGGTTTTTCTTACTCGTCACACTCAATATCTGCCCGACTTCACCAGTTCTATTAAATTGAGTGATTCTTACCCTGTCCACACCAGCGATCGCACCTATCGCGGAAATCAAATCCGATTGATCCAAAATAGCTCCCAATTGAGTAAGCGTCGCCGATGAGATCACCGTATCATATACATTCTGTCTCACCGTTTCCTCTGACCCAATATATGTAGGCAATACCACAATATAAACCGTAATATCTACAAGTATTGATTCGGCTTCCTTTATCAGGATATCCGTATTAGGAGCTGACTTAGCAAAAACTGCTAACGTCGCACTCGTAATCACACCATTGCTATTGTTCAGAATCGTTATTCTCTCATTTGCCTTAGGTGCAATATATGAGTAATTTGTGTAATATATGGAATTCTGATTCGGTTGCGTAAATAAACTGGTTGTCATAACCGCAGAATTTGTCTTATCAAATCCTGATAAAGCATTGATACTATCTATGACAGCAAACTTTTTGTTCGTATATATAGTCGCGTTTCTATTGAACTTTATGGTTTCTGAATCGTTTACAACATAAAAATAAAAGCTTATAGAAAGATATAGATTTTGTTGAGGTAGATTGGCACTGTTTTTCAATGACGCCGGCAAAACCACTTCATAAGGAGCAAGTGCCAGATCTTCTACAACATGAATATTATCAAAAACATTCGTTTGCAATTTAATGCCAGCAACATCATATGTTGTTTTTGTGGAAACTACTTCTTGTACAGACATAATAGCATCCACTAACTCTATCTTCTCTACCTTCGCAATACCTGAAACCACTGTGTTAGAATATCCGGCATCAGACAAAGCCTGCTGAAGCACCAACTGCAAATTCAACTTTAAACTATTTGCATTTATTACAGTGGTAATGTAATTTGCTTTTGATAAAGTGATTCCGCTTAGTTTTATGGAACCGATTTGATTGACTGTATCTTTTGTGGTAATACCGACTCTATTTGCACTTTTACGCAGAGTCTGGTATCTGCCTATTACAAGCAAGACTTTACGACCAATATTTGAACCAAATACGGTTAACGTGTTTGTTGAAATATTAATGGAACCATATGTAGACCAGAGTTCGGCTCCAGTAACCATATCAACTACCGAAATATTTGATTTCTGTATAAACCTGCGATTGGCAATTTTCATCACCATATACGCAGAACTACCAAATCGACATTCATAAGTTCCATTATTGGCGTCATTTATAGAACTTGATATCGTCATCGTATAAAAGTCATTAACGTTTCCGGAATTCAGCCATGAAAATGATACTGGTGTAAATCTGCCGCTTGACCCATCCGGATCAATCGATATATTTCCGGTTATAGTATATTGATCCAAGGTCTTAGTATTTGTTATTTTAACAGATACACCTGTTTCAGCTACAAATTGAGTAAATACAATCTGGTTACTACTATCGATTGTCGCTACCCTCTGATGCACCTTCTGAAACTGATTTGAAATAGGTTGTAGTGTGGACAGATTTTTCAATGTATAGGTGACAAGGACCACATCATTAAGTACGGGTGTGTTTTGGGTCAGTATTATCTTGAAACTACCAGAATCCACATATTGAGGAGGTTGTGTGGTTGTAGCGGATATAAGTTCAAGACCATCACTGACACGAATAGCGGACAGTATCTGATCCACCATGTAATTTGTTACATCTGGATTCAGTGTAATAAAAAGATTACTACCATCTGTTTGAACATTCTGATATTCTCTATTTAATGTAGATGACAATAGGTTTGAAACATTAGATGTTGTTGTAGACTTTGGCAAAGCATATGTGTAAACGAAACCGTTTCCGTTTCTATATGCCGCTAACGATCTCGGATTTGTAGATATGATGGAAGAACTATCGCAAAGATAATTCACTTCTACAACTGATGTTGTAAACACTTGTTGAGGAATAGTAATCTTGTTTGCGGAAAACGAAGAATATTTTGATACGTCAGTTTTATTACAAAACACTTTTACTGTATCAGAAATAGCCACCACTCCATTTTGATTTACATCAGATGGAAATACAATAGATAGATGATATACATTTGGTGTAGTAGAAACTCTAATATACTGGACATAATAATCGCTATTGTTTGTATTAAATATTTCAAAGCCGGTTCCATGGACTCTTACGCTATTGATTTTAGTAATATTTAGATTCGGAGTTCTTGTCACGGGAACAATAACTGCAAGTCGTCCAGCATATACGGAATTGACTACAGCCCCATCTACCAGAGTTCCATAAAGCACATCATACTGATTGATAGATATTATGGATCCAATATTATATTCAGTATATCCATCATACGCGCTTGAAGTGGCGTTAAAAGTAACAAGTTCAGTGATTTGGTTTGAATAGCTCCAATCCACAGAATCAGTAGAAGGTCTTGAATTATAAGTATTTAGTTTTCCGTCATAGTCAGATGATCCATCATAAGAAACTACCCAAACATAATCTACTTGTAGAACATCGGTTGCTGAGGGTAGGGTTTGACCTGAAATTTGAATCTGTCCCGTAGTATTTATCTTGTCAGAATTTAGATTCAAAGATATGATTGAATATGTCTCGCCCTTTGTCGCATTGAATACGCGAGATACAGATGATACGGGATAATGATACAAATGAATGATGGAGTTATCCGAAGCATCCACGACACTGTTTTCATTTGTAATCAATACGTTTTGCGTTATGGACGGAATATCAATAACATCAGTAAAGTTCAGTGGGTCTTGGCTATTGTAAGCACCTTTATTTTGACCTTCTCGAATCGTGACATTGTTTTTCAACCACACCATTTTATCAAGAGCCCATGGAGTGCCTGCATTATCACCGGTATCTTTGATGAGATCGTAATTTCCAGAAACTCTCCCATATTGATCTACTGACTTGGGGAGATAATTAGCGCCACTGCTTGAACCAATAACTTGAGTAATGCTGGTGACGGGTTGCGTTGGAAGTGTTTTGTTTTTTAGATTATCTCTACGTCTAGTGATAATGGTTTTGTTTTTATCAGCTGGTATTTGACCTAAGACCCTGGCGTTGAGAGGATTTGTGGGATCGTTTTTATTGCTTTTGTCGATGTAGATATAGGATTCTAGATTCTGTTGAGTCTGTTGCCCCAAAACAATAGCATCTACTTTGCCCCCGGTCCCATCCTCTAGTACGACATCATTACCAGAAGAGTCTTGACCTATGACGCTCCCATCTCTAGTCATTAAGGTATCGCCTGGTTCCACTATATATGCGTCTGTAACATTTTGAATTCCAGTTACTACGCTATAAATACCCAAAGCTGTACCAGATACAGAATTAATAAAGGTAAGGAATTGATTTTGAAGCGCTGTATCCGAAGTCTTATCCGTACCATTACTAAAGGTAATCGGATTGAAGATATTGTTGATACCAGCTATCGTTGCATTTCTAACTCCATACTTTCCAATATTTCCAATAGTTCCAGATATAGTAGCTACGATATTGACGCGAACCGCATATGGGTCAGTGATACCGAGATCATCTAGGTATGATTGATATTGTTGGGCAAAGGCTTTGTAATAGCTGGCATTAGCAGTATTTACATAAACTGGATTTGCAACAGCAAAAGTAACGTTATTGGTAGCGGTTACAGAAGAACCTTGATCGACATTAAATGGATAAGACAATGAGGAGAAGGTTGCGATTGCGTAACCACTAGCTGGAGTGGCAAGAGATCTTTTGATTCCAAAGGGTGCGACAAAGTCTTCGAGTTCGGTTCCGAAATAATTTTTAACAGACCATCTTCCGTTAATGGTTTCAAGTTCACGATAAACCATAGCGATTTGAGAAGACGGGCAATCAATAAACATGTCTCGAAGAGCGGACCCTGGTTTAATATCTGCGTTTGGGAGGTGGCGTCTCCAATAGTCTTGGTGCTCTAGAGTAACTTCTTTTAAACTTTTAATATAAGCCATGTATGTTCCTAGAGAGTGGCATTGAAAGAAAGACGCTTTTCTGTCTTCAAATCTTTAGCAATTACAATAATATCAATACTATATCGTCGATAATCTGTCGGATCTATAGAAACACTCACCTTTTTTATTGAAGCTATTTGTTCTGAGCTTGACACCGACTGTCCGGAACGTAATTGATCTTCTTGATATTTCATTAACGCCATGAGTGAATTTTCGATTTGGCTTTGAACTCGTGCAACCAAAGCTTTTGGATTTAAAGCAGCTGTTCCAATTGAATATGAACCAAGACTTGATCCATACAACGGATATATTGGGTTGGAACCGATTCTGGTTTGCAAGATCTTGTAAATCTCTTGCACCAATTTATCAGTATCAGTAACGG